GAAACATTTTCATATTCTGATTTATATGATGTGGTTAGAGCATCGCCTGGAATATATAATGCTATACTTAGTGTGGGTTTCTGACTTTTAAAACCAGTAGCATCAAAAGATATCCAATTATCAGTTTGTCCTGCCATCCCACCAAGATTAGAAGGATATTCAAAATATTGCATTGGAGTTTGTGCTGAAGTGGTTGGGTCCATAATTCCAGAAGAGGAGTCATTACATAAAACTAATGGCCCTTCGTAGTCGTAAAATTCAGCCGACTCTTGTACTAACTCATTTTTTTCATCATCCCAATGGTATATAACTTCTGTGTAAATTCTCATTACGGATATCCTTTATGTAAATGGTATTCTTGAACTATCTATATATTTATATGGCATACAAAGGAAAATTCCGCCCACAAAATTATAAAAAATATAAGGGCGATCATACAAATATAATCTATCGATCTGGTTGGGAACTAAAGTTCATGAAATATTTAGATAGACAACCTGAAGTCTTGCGTTGGTCAAGTGAAGAGATTATTATACCCTATCGTTCACCTATTGATAACAGATTACACAGATATTTTCCCGATTTTTGGGTTAAAACCGCTAAAGGTGAGACACTAATAGAGATCAAACCAAAGAAACAAACCAAACCCCCTAAACTAAACCCCAAACACAAAAGAAGATATCTAAATGAAGTGAAAAAATGGGGGATAAATGAAGCCAAGTGGAAAGCGGCGGCTGAATTCTGTGAAAATAAGGGATGGAAATGGCAAATTGTAACTGAAGATATTCTGAACAATACTAAATAGTTATATTATGGCTACAACAGAAGAAGAATCTTATCTAGATAAATTAAAAGACGCAATAAAAACGAATCAAGTAACTGCCAGAGCAAGAGCTGCGGGTAATTGGTTTCGTTCAATTGTTAATAGAACAAGAGGTGCGTGGTCTAGAGAAACACCTAAAACAATACTTTCTCGATCAGAGAGTTTAGTTACAAAAAATGTATTAGGTAGAATGTATTTCTATTCTTATGATCCTAAATGGAAAACTGAACTTCCATTCTACGATACTTTTCCTTTGGTGTTTCCTATTGAAAGATATAGTGATGGATTTCTTGGATTAAACTTTCATTATCTTGCTCCAAAAGAAAGAGCTATATTAATGGATCAACTTAAGGCCTATGCTAATAATAAGAATTATGATGAAACTACAAGATTAATATTAAGATATAATATGTTAAAAGGTTTCACTAAGATTAAAAGAGCAAGACCAATGGTAAAAAGATATCTCACAAGTCATATTCGTTCCAAATTTGTTCAGATTAACGCAGATGAGTGGGAAGTTGCTCTTTTTCTACCAGTAGAGAGATTTAAAAAGGCAAACAAAAAAGTAGTATGGGCTCAAAGTAAGGAGATGTTCTAATGGCAGCACCAGGACCACGTAGTGGAGGACCAAGAGATTTCGCAGTATCAGATTTTATGTCCAAACTGGACGGGTTAAGTAGTTACGCGAAAAGAAATAGATTTACTGTTGAAATTATACCACCCACTACCTTGAATTCAGATGTCACTGCTTCATCGATAGAATTTCTTGTTAAGGGTGTATCATTTCCAGCCGCAAGTTTTGGAGCAACTAATTATAGAAGTGGTGGTAAATTTTCTTTGGAAGTTCCTTATGAAAGAACAGAAGAACCTGTATCAATTACTTTCTTAGGTACAAATGATTGGACACCTAGAAAGTTTTGGTATGATTGGATTGAACATATACAAAGTACAGAAACTTATAATATGACCTATTATAAAAATTTTGTAGGAAGTTGTTCAATTTCTGTTTATAGTGAACAAGCAGACCAAGCAGGGGGAGGACAAGTAGGAAGTGGACCTAAATCCCCCACACATAAAGTAAAATTACACGAATGTTGGCCGAAAGCATTGGGCGCAATAGAATTGGGATGGGAGTCTGGAGAATTGGTAGATTTTACAGTAGATCTACAATATAGTTGGTGGACACAAGAATAAGAATTTTATAATTATTACAGGAGTAAATCATGGCTTTACCACGGGTGCTAACACCCACTTATGAATTGACATTACCCTCAACAGGGCAGAAAGTTACATTTAGACCTTTTCTTGTAAAAGAAGAAAAAACATTATTAATGGCAATGGAGTCTACCGATGGATCGGCGATGGCCAAAGCCATGCGAGATATTCTCACTTCCTGTACAGAAGGAGAAATAGATCTTAATAGTCTCGCCGCATTTGATATTGAATATTTTTTCCTTCAACTTAGAGGAAGGTCTGTGGGGGAATCAATAACAATACATCCCCTGAGGCCTCTAAACTTTAAGTGTTGTAAAGAAGCAACAGAAGAAGATATTTGTGTAGTTGAGATTAATCTGGAAGATATTGTTATGGACACCAAAGGAATTAAATCATCAGAAATAAAAATTACTGATGATGTTGGAATGAAAATGAATTTTCCAAATATTGAAACTGTACAAAAATATGCAAATGAAGGTGAGAACATAAAAGCACAAGATGTTTTTCATTTAATAGTAGAATGTATTGATTATATTTGGGATGGTGATGAAATATATAAAGCAAAAGATTCTACTAAAAAAGAACTAACTGATTTTCTTGAATCCCTTAGTTCTGGACAGTTTACTAAAGTAAGAGACTTCTTTGAGTCTATACCAAGATTACAACATGAAATAGAGTGGAAATGTTCGAAATGTAAAAAATCGACCAACTTATTACTTCAGGGGATTGACGCTTTTTTCGGATAGCGCTGAGTCACGATTCCTTGGCGAACCATTATCAAACAAACTTCGCCATGATTCAGCATCACGGGTGGAGTCTAACAGAACTTGATGATATGATACCTTATGAAAGACACATATATGTAAGCTTGTTACAAAAATGGGTTAAAGAAGAAAACGAAAGAATCAGAGCCGAAAACGCTAAAATGAGAGGTTAATAAAATGGCAGAAGCTCCAGCAAGCGAAAAAACTTTAAATGATGTTGTAACACAATTAAAAGAAAATAATAAGTTATTAGATGATGCATCCATTGACTTATCACCAATACAAGCATCATTAAATACAATACAATTAACTTCAAAGAGTTCTCTCAAAGTATTAGGAAATATTCTTAATATAATGATTGATGATTCTGCTGCTGCAAGAGAGGCCGCAAGAGAGGCGGCAAGAGCGGCAAAAGGGGGTGATGATAAAGGCAAAGATGTAAAAGATGCAAAAGTAGAAGAAGCAAAAGCTGGAGGATTCTTCTCAAAGTTAGGGGCCGCCGTAATGAATCCTATGAAGGCATTGGGTTCTGGTTTGGCAAAAATGGGTAAAGGAATTGAAGGTCTCTTAACGGGTATTGCAAGAGGTATAATGGCCTTTGCTAATCCATTAGTAATAGTAGGTGTTGCAACTTTATCAATTTCTCTTCCAATATTCGCCGCTGGACTTGCTGCAGCATTTAAAGTATTTGATATGATTATGGGTCAAGGTAAGGGGTTAGAATTAATTACTGGTATAATAGAATCACTTGGTAAAGCAATCGGAACAATTCTTCATGATATTCTAGTGGGTTTCGGAAAAATGATTGCATTAGCGGGTCCCGGCATAAAATTATTCTTTGATGGACTTGCTACTGTAATTAAAGCTATTGGTCCTATTGTCACATCAATTTTCAAAGTAATAAAAGATATTATTACCGATCCCGTCTTTAATAAAACCATACGTGCAGTATTGAAATTAGTTGAGGTGGCTATTAAATCACTTGAAAAAGTTATAATAGCCTTTGCTCCATACATAGAAAAAATTGTAAAGGCAATTGGTGTTGTAGTTGTAAAAGTATTCAAAATAATAAAAGATATTATTACAGATCCAACACTTAATAAAACTATACAGCAACTACTAAAAACTGTAGAAGTAGTAATCAAAGAAGTAGGTAAGGCAATTAAAGTTGTAGGTGATATTATAATAGCAGTTGTTGAAAATATTGGTGGTGTTATAGAATCAATAGGAAAGGCTATTTCGGATGTTATTAATTCTATTGGTGATACAGTAAGTAAAGTAATAGGGGCTGTTGGTGATTTAATTAAAACAATTGGTG